CCAAGGACTAATATATAGTTTTTTCTGGGCATTCTTAGGTTGGGTTTCTTTTATCCAATACATGCATCAAAGGAGAGATGGACGTGTCTGATGATTTTGATTTTGGTTTTACGGCTGTTGATGAAACAGAGCTACAAGCAGTTCAGGATGCTCAGAAGACAGTTGGAGATGTTTCTGTAGAGGCAAGGACTACACAAGAAAAGCTTGATAAGTTATATAATGCTATTGTCCCTCTCTTGAATAATCTAAAAAAGAATCCTGAAAAGGAATATATCCTTTGGCCTAATAGAGTAGAGAAGGTAGATCAGTTCGAAGATCACCTCCGTAAGATCTATAATTCATAATTAATTAAAAAAAATGACAACTCTTTGTTTTTGTTCGAAAACAAAGTGCGTTTTTTGGTGTACAAACCTTGAAAAACAGGGTATAATAATCCTATAATCAAAAGAGGAGAAGATTATGAATAACGCAAGTTGGAAAAAATGGATTAAGAGCCTTCCGCGGGAAGCACAGGTAGAACTTATCGAGCGTCAGCTCAGAGTCCTTCCGCAGTTTATCATGGATGAGACTGCTAAGCTTCCACCATATTTTAATCCATCAGTTGTAAAAAATCTTGAAGGTAAACTAAAGATTGTACGAGATCTTTGGACCGAGATCTTAATCGCGAGGCATGCATAATGGGTATGTCAAGCTATGTAATTGATGCTGAAGAGCATTTCATCGAGATTTGCGAGAACATCGCAAAGGAAAGCGAAAGTTTCCAAGAGTTTTGTGAAGTAGCAGTACTCAAAGATGGTATGGTACCACACTTGAGTCCACGTGATATCGCTGACATGTTTAGTGAAATTTGGAATGATGTATGGAGCAAATATAATGTCTAATATAGTTATCAATAAAAATTCGACTAAAGCTGAACGTATGGCTGCTATTCGTGCGGCGTCTGAGAGACTTGCTGCTCTGAAAAAGCGTGAAGCATATTACACTCGTCAAGAGGTTGATCCAAAACCTGGACAAGATCTCGATGAAAACTATAACCATTGGCAAGATGCGCCACAATATGCGGAGAAGTATTATGGCGATAAGATGCGCGATACTGTTGCTATGGATAATGATTGGAACTAGTGCTCATGCACAAGACTGTTTCTATTCTCAGAAGACTCAGTACCAAGATGGTAGTGTTATTAATTCGATCCAGAGGTATGACTGTAAGTCACCTCCAAAGGCTATCATCATCGAGAAAGAAGTTCCATCAAAGGATCGTGGTATAGGTGAATTCTTATTTGGCGCTGAAGAAAGCAATCAAAGTGTCAGTAAGTTGTTAGAAGTGATTGTTAGCTTAGGAGTTTTGTAATGTTTAATCTTAGCTTAGGTATCGTTATAGGTATAGGTATGATGATATTTTTTCCGGATATGCAGGATATATTCGTAAGTTCTGGATTACGTGATTTAATTGTTGAAAAGTTGAATGGAGTATAAGATGAATAAAGTTGTAATGTTGTCATGTGTGTTAGCTCTTGGTGCATGTTCGAATACTGTACCACCAAATAGTATGATGTCTCAAAAAGAGTTTGAATATCGCTCAAAGCAAGTAGAGACTCAGATCAGTAACATGCCTAAATGGTATACCGATATCCCTAAAGAGGAAGACGCTGTCTATGCTGTTGGTACAGCCAAGACACCTGATCTACAACTCGCGGTTGATATCGCTGTCTTGTCGGCAAAGACTACTCTTGCTGATCGTGTAGATAGCCGTATTCGTTCTCAGCTCAAGACATTCAAGTCTAAGCTTGGTACTACTGACTTTGACTCTAATGTAGCAGAAGAGTTTGAGCAAGTGACAAAGAACTTGATTGCTGATGCTGATGTCGCTGGATATACTGTCAAAGAAAACGTCATTGTTCAGAATGGTACACAGTATCGGGCATATGTCCTTCTTGAGTATAAGAACGAAGTAGCAAATAAAGTAATTATGACGCGTCTCGCAAAAAACAATGTATTGTTATCTAAGCTTAAGGCTACGAAGGCTTGGGAAGATCTCGATATTGCTGTAGAAAAGCAAGTGCAGTCTGAGGTAGATACACTAAAGGCAATGAACTAAATGAAAAGAGTAGCTGTCACTGGAATGGGTATCATTGATGCCTGTGGCAATAATCCTTCACGGTGCTTCGAGAATGTAGTCAATGATATTGACTATGCTCAAGACGTGAAGGATTTTTTCGTTTCTCCTAAACCAGAAGCATGTAGGACGAGTGTCGTATTATCTCCTGACATAGATGGATTAATCATCGAAGATGGTCACCGTAGAATAGAATCGATGCCTCGTTATATGCAATTCGGTATTCATGCTACACAACAAGCTTTAGAGATGGCGCAAGTACCATCAACGCAAAATGTTGGTGTATTTATGTCTAATATTACGCATAACGAGGATGAGTATGGTCATTTGATGGATCTTAAGATACCTCCATCGAAAGCAGTCAATATTCCTCATGATGCATTGAGTGGTTACATATCGCAGTATTATAAGTTTACTGGTCAAAATATGTCATTACAAGCTGCGTGTGCTACAGGTCTAGCCACCATAGACTATGGAATGAAAGTAATTGACGACTATGACTACGTAATTGTCGGTGGTGCTGATGCTGGTGCTAATCAGATTGACATTAGCCTCTTCTCGTATCTACGTGCTCTTGGTACGAAGTCTATGCCCTTTGATAACGATCGAGATGGGTTTATTATGGGTGAAGGAGCAGGTGTTCTCGTATTAGAGTCAGAAGAAAAGGCCAAAGCAAGAGGTGCTCACATTATTGCATGGTTACATCAAGCTGGTCATGCATCTGATGCTATGCATCGTACATCTCCAAGTGGTAAAGGTGCTGTTGATGCTATGCTTGACGCCATATATATTGGTGGATATCCAGATGTTATTAATGCACATGGTACATCGACTCCAATTGGTGACAAAGTAGAGTATGAATCAATTCAACATGCGTGCCCTAACACACCTATCTATTCAGTGAAAGGTAAGATTGGTCATACCTTTGCTGCAGCTGGTATTATCGAAACAATTTACTCTATCATGGCCATGCTAGAAAACGTGATTCCACCCTGTCACAATGTGAGTAATCCTGCATTCGATGTAGTGACGAAGCCTACGAGGGGTGATTTGAAAAAGACTTTGAACAATTCCTTTGGCTTTGGTGGTAAATGTATTTCGCAAATAATCACATTAAATGAAAAATAGGCATGTACAAACCATAAAAACTATGGTAGAATAGACCTATAATAAAAATGGAGTGATTGCCATGACTATGCATTTAATTAGAGGTATGTCTAGCCTCAACACTAAAAGACGTAAGACTAAACGATCTCCTGGTTGGGAGAAAGCCCAAGCTGAGCATGATGCTTGGCTCAAAGCACGTGGTGTGCATCCCTCTCAACTTAAAAAGGATAAAGTCAGTGTCACGAACATTCCGAAATATTCAACGAACGATTCATCAGTCCCAACGTCGGACCGCATTGTTGCCATCAAAGGAAAAGGAAAAGCTAACGAATATAGTGGAGACTACATCGTTGGACTCGCAACAATGCACAAGTCTAACACAGTCCCAATCGGTAAAGGCGATAAGCCTGAAGAATACGCAAGAATGAGGAGAGGTTAATATGGCTATTAAAGCAAAGAAGCAAAAGAAACTTGCACGTAGAATTCGTACTGGTATTTCTGGTGTTCCTATTGAAAAAGGTTTCGGTGCTGTCTTAAGTTACTTCCAAACAGAAGTAGGTAATAAAGACATCTCAAATACTCTTAAAGCCTATATCAAAGAGAAGCATAAGAAGAGTATCAACTTGCAATACATCATGGCATGTCCTGAGTATAAGTTTACTTCTATGCCATATCAAGCTGCGACTGCATTTTGGTTAACTCATGCCTCTAAGAAAGACGATACTGATCAGACGAAGGCATACTCTTCTGGACTTTCAAAGTGGATGTCTGAGCTCATCGCGATGGGTAAAGAGTTATACGAGTCAAAGCTTTCACAAGAACAAGACTCGAATGCTCGTCCTACTATCTCACCAATGGTAAGACTACAGCGTAAGATTAGTAATACTATCATGCAAGATCTCCTTGATCTTGAAGATAAATGGATCGAAGGTGAGAATGCTACCTTAGATCTGTATCAAGAGTTTAAGCGTCATGGACTTCCAGCATCAGCGACCAAACAAGTACGTATGGTAGTTGAAGGTTGGTTATTAGATTATGCAGACGCTTATAACAAGACGTGTCCAGATGCTGTTGAAGGTTATTCTCACCTCAGCAGAAAAGATCTAAAGCATCGTGTAACTACATGCGAAGCTATGCTATCTGATCTCGACCGTCTTCAGTCAGCTGCTAAGGCTACTCGAACAACTCGAGTAAAACAACCAAAGGCAGCTGACAAACAAGTCACTAAACTCAAGTATAAGAAAGAGGACACAGAGTACAAGATCGTCTCAATCACTCCTCTCTCGATGATCGGTGCTCACCGTCTTTATACTTTCAACACGAAAACTCGTGTCATTACGGAGTTTGTGACTAATTCGGCAAAGGGCTTCGAAGTAAGTGGATCTACTTTGAAGAACATCGATACATCAGTAAGTAGGTGTACACGACTTCGAAAGCCCGATGCTTTTATTCCTATCGTTTTGAAGAAGACTACTAATCAAATCGATAAAGAGTGGAAGACTCTTACTACGAAGACTACCGTCCCTAATGGTAGGATGAATGAAGATACAATCCTATTAAAGGTTATGGACAAATGAAAATAACATACATTGATCCACCAAATGGATGGAAGTACGGATTTCCAAAAGAACTACCTCCAAACATGGGTAATATACCTGGTTGGTTGATCGAGAATGGTTATCCTCAAAAAGAGATCGATGATTTTGGTCAACACTTTTACTATAAAATGTGGACAGAAGGAGAAGACGAAGATGACAGTTGAAGAACACTTTCTAAATAAACCACGATTCTCTAAACTCATTGAGAAGACTGTATCTGAATTTAAGATTAGTTACATGGAAGCTATCTTACACGTGTGTGAAAAGAATGATATCGAACCTGAAGATGTAAAGAAGTTCGTGTCACCTATCATTAGAGACAAACTCGAAGCTGAGGCAATGGAACTCAACTTCTTGCCTAGAAGTAATACAATTGATTCAGCTCTTTTTGAATGAATCGAATATAAATAAGTGTACATTACAGCAATACTGTGGTATAATAACTCATATTTCAGCAATACAAGGAAAACATAACTATGTCTTTTGAAGCACTAAAACGCAATCGCGATCAAATCTCCAAACTCGTCTCTGCAGCAGAAGCTGTAGGAGGTGGCGAAAAGAAAAGCTACGATGACGAACGTATTTGGAAACCAACCGTTGACAAAGCAGGTAATGGATATGCAGTCCTACGATTCTTACCAGCCGCAGCTGGAGAAGACCTCCCATGGGTACGATACTGGGACCATGGATTCAAAGGTCCAACAGGTCAATGGTATATCGAAAACAGCCTTACATCTATTGGTCAACCTGATCCTGTGGGCGAACTCAACTCCAGACTCTGGAATTCTGGACATGATGAAGATAAAGAACGTGCACGAACCCAAAAGCGGAGACTCCATTACGTAGTCAATGCATTAGTCGTTGAAGATCCTTCGGCGCCACATAATGTTGGTCGTGTAGTACTTTATAAATTTGGTAAGAAGATCTTTGATAAGATCATGGATGTCATGCAGCCTCAGTTTGCAGACGAAACACCTATCAACCCATTTGATTTCTGGGATGGTGCTGACTTTAAGTTGAAGATTCGCCAAGTAGAAGGCTATCGCAACTATGACAAGTCAGAGTTTGCAAGTAAGTCATCTCTCTACGATGGTGATGAGACAAAGCTAGAAGAGGTCTATACAAAGATCCATGCTCTCTCAGAATTCAATGATCCTAAGAATTATAAGTCATACGATGAACTGAAAGCAAAGTTGAGCCGAGTCTTGGGAGAAGATGTTGGATTCGGTGCAGGTGCACCGTCAATGGCACAAGAAAAGATGATGCATACTCCAGAGCCAGCACCAGAGCCAGTCTCAATGGCTGCACCAGTGACAGCAGAACAGATGTCAAGTGGAGATGAAGTCGACGATACGATGTCTTACTTTGCTAAGTTAGCTAACGACGATTAAGGAGATAGCATTTGATCTGATATATCGAATGTAGTACCCATACCACCAAAACCGATGGTTTGGTTATTCGATGCATCAACACTACTGCTCGATGCATCGATGACTGTATTACCACCACCAACAGAGCTGCCAGCCCCCGCTGCGCGGCTCTGTGCTATTTTGAGGCCTGAAGTTGATGGAGCTGCAGCCATTGGTATAGAAGAGCCTCTACCAGTCACATAATCAGGCACCCCGCCTGTAGGAGCTACAGAACCTATATCTACTATACCACCAGGAGAACCAGCACCATTAAGAGCATCATTAACAAATCCCGGAAACGCATCTACTTTATCTCCTAATAAGTATTGTGCT